ATCTATTCTCTTGAGAATATCGCACAGGCAGGACTTATGCCGACAGAGAAACTTGTATATGTCGATAAGGCATATTACGCAAGACGGACGGCATCATATAGCAGAATCTATTCCGCTATGGGTGCAGACCACAGATTCGATTTGTTGGTAAGGGTATTTAATACCTCTGTTCCGGAAGATGGGATGTATGTCATCCTTGAGGACGGAAAACAATACCAAATCGATATTTGCCAAGAGATTGTCGGCAAGGATTGCATAGATTTAACACTAAAGAAAGTAGAGGACTACTACGATGTCGTTGAACCAAAAACTTCTTAAAGTTTATACGGCTCTGAATACTATCGAAGGTGCAAAAATCTATCACTATGAGAAACCTGCGAGTGTAAAAGCACCGTATGTAGTATGGATGGAAGATTCGACAGATTCTTTCGGAGCAGATAACCGAATGGCAGAGTATCGAGTACACGGAACGATAGATGTTTACTCAAAGACCGAATTTGATTCCCTCTTTGACAACGTTATGAGTGCCTTAAATGGCATTTGTGCGGTTCAGCTTAACTCCGTACAGTACGAGGACGATACAAAGCTAATTCACTATGAATATGAGTTCTGGGTGGCTTAAATGAAGTGGGTAGTAGGAAATGGCATAGACGAATATCTAAACGACTTAAAGGCATTGGAGAATAGCCATGCAACAGGCAAGGCAATCTATGAAGGTGCGAAGATTGTCGCAGATGCGGTCAAAGGTGGCATTCAATCACTCCCGGTTCAAGAACACTCCAAAGGAACTATGGTTCGCGGAGTAACATCCGCACAGAAAAAAGGCTTGGTTGAGGGGTTTGGTATTTCCCGACTCGAAGAGGATGGAAGTTATCGAAATGTAAAACTTGGTTTTGATGGTTACAACGAGACCAAGACACAGAAGTATCCCAAAGGCCAACCGAATGCAATGGTTGCACGATTTGTTGAGTCGGGCAATTCATACCATCAAAAGACACCATTTATCGGTCCTGCGGTCAATAAGACTAGATCACAAGCAGAGCAGAAAATGGCGCAAGTTGTTGACAAAGAAATTCAGCAGATTTTCAAGTAAAAGGAGAAGAAAGCAATGAGTGCAGCAGGAAGAGTTGTTACAGGCTTTTCAAAGCCGTATGTTGCAGAATATGCAGCAAATGCCGGAACTGTTACCTATTCAAATCCAGAGTTATTAGCTCGTGGTGTTGAGGTAACTCTTTCCCCGGAATCATCTGAAGATAACAATTTCTACGCAGATAATGTTATCGCAGAATCCGCAAGTGGTATCTTCACAGGCGGAACAGTATCTTTAACAGTAGACGGATTATTTACCGCAACAAAGAAGAAAATCTTTGGCTTGGGTAATCCGGATGCAGACGGATGGACCGCTTACAAGGCAGGGGATTCCGTTCCTTATGTAGCGGTTGGATATATCGCAAGATATATGTCCGATGGTGTAACCACCTATGTTCCTACCGTCCTTGCAAGAGTTAAATTCTCTTTACCAGAAGAGAGCGCATCGACACAGGAAGATGAAATCGATTGGCAGACCACAGAACTTACCGCAACTCTGTTTCGTGATGAGACCGCAGATCAGAATTGGAAGTTTGAAGGTTCTGCATTTACTACCGAGGCATTGGCAGAGCAGGCTCTCTTAACCAAACTCGGTTATGTATCTCCGATTACAACCTAATCGGGAGAAAGGAGAGGTATTTATGTTCAATATCAAAAACTATCCTATGCTCTACACGGTAAGAGCAAGGATTGAAATTGGCAAACTTGCCGGACACTCTATGCAGGAGTTCTTTGACGAACTTTCCAAGGGTAATGAGGAGAAATCCACCAATCTTATGATTGATGCGGTTGAGATTCTTCATAACTGTTATCTTCGCGCCAAAGCGGTAGAGGATGGCAAAGAATATGAACCTGTTACGTTGAATCGTGACGATTTCCTTGATTTAACGATTAAGGATTGGGGAGATATCGAGACCGCCATCGCGGAACAGATTCAGAAGGACTCCGGCATTGAAGTTGAGGCAGAGGCCAAAAAAAAAGAGGAAAAAGCGAACTAACAACCGCTTGGATACTCTTTTATGGCCGACAGATGGGAATGAATAGACGAGAGATCATGGAGAGTCGCTTTGGCGAAATGCTTGACATGATCTCTTGTTTTTCTATCTGGAACGGTCAAGCAAAAGAAAAGAAACACAGAAAATTCACTTATGAAGAGGCAATAGCCTTGAGGTAAGTTTTATGGTAAACATTGGACCGAAAATCGGTATAGACGGAGAGAAAGAGTACCGTCAACAGATTAACAACATCATACAGTCCACAAAGACCTTAAAGAGCGAAATGAAAGCCTTGGAGACACAGACTACCAAGAGCAAGAATCCGTTTGTTGCACTCGGTAACGAGATGTCAAAAAATGCGGAAAAAAGAAAGCTCTTAACGGCATCCATTGACGAGCAGAAGGCAAAACTCGCAGACTTAAACACTATGATGTCCGCATCAGAAAAGAAGTATGGCGAGAGTGCTACACAGACCTTGAAATGGAAACAGGCGGTGGCAGATGCAGAGACAGAGTTGAATAAACTCAATGGAGAGCTAGAGAACACTCCTACCAAGTTGGAAACAATGGGAAGTGCTATGTCATCCGCAGGAGAGAAGATAGCCGGTGTCGGAAAGACGTTGACACAGAATGTAACCGTTCCGCTCGCCGGAGTTGGTATCGCAAGTTTGAAGGCTTATTCAGACTTCGATAGTGCATTTACGGGTGTAATGAAGACCGTTGATGAGTCTGCGGAAGGATACAAAGAACTTTCCGATTGGATCATGGAAGCATCCACAAGAATGGCATCATCAAAGACAGAGATTGCCGGAGTAATGGAAGTTGCAGGACAGTTAGGCATTGCAGGTGTTTCAAACCTTGAGAAGTTTACTGAAACAATGGTAATGCTCGGAGACACGACTAACCTATCCGCAGAAGAAGCGGCAACAAATCTCGCAAGATTGATGAACATAACAGGGGATGCACCGGAAACGGTAGATCGCCTTGGTTCTGCGATTGTTGCTCTTGGTAATAACAACGCAACGACAGAAGCAGAAATTGTTGAAATGTCAACGAGATTGGCATCCGCAGGAACTAACGCAGGCTTAACCACCCAAGAAATTCTAGCACTTTCAACGGCCATGAGTTCTGTTGGAATAGAGGCAGAGGCAGGCGGAACGGCCATGTCGCAGACTCTAATCGGAATATCAAAAGCCGTATTTGATGGCGGAGAAAAATTGCAACAGTTAGCGAATGTATCCGGAATGACCGCGGAACAGTTTGCGACAACTTGGAAAACTTCTCCGATTGAAGCCTTGCAATCATTCATTAGCGGATTATCCCAGATGAATGAGCAGGAGCTTAACACTTATTCGGTTTTGGATGAGTTGAATATGTCCGGTATTCGCCAAACTAATATGTTGCAATCATTGGCTAATGCTAGTGACACGTTGTCAAGTGCAGTAACACTTTCAAATGCGGCTTACAAAGAAAACACCGCTCTTGTAACGGAAGCAGATTTGCGGTATCAATCATTCGCGGCAAAAATGACACAAACAAAGGAAAAGATTTCCAATGTTGGTGTCGAACTTGGCGAGAAACTTCTTCCTTACGTTGATAAATTCCTTGATGGCTTGGATAAAATGATTGCCGCTTGGGATAATTTATCTCCAGGGGCGCAGGATGCCATTGTTAAGTGTGGCTTAATTGTTGCGGCTATTGGTCCATTACTTATGATGGTTGGAAAGTTTACAACAACGATAGTACAGGCTCTTATTTATGGCCCACAAATCCTTGGTGCTTTAAGCGGAATCGGAACATTCTTAACAGGAACAATGATTCCTGCAATCGGTTCATTCGTTGCTACCGCGGCAACGGTTGTGGCTCCGTTCTTGCCATTTATTGCGATTGCAGCCGGGGTTGTTGCGGCAGGTGTCTTGATCTATAAGAATTGGGATACCATCAAAGAGAAAGCCGTAGAACTTAAAGAGGCGGTTTCCCAGAAGTGGGATGAGATTAAAACCAATATTTCCGAGAAGTGGGAAGAGGTTAAGCAGAAAACCGCCGAGACTTGGCAGACCATTCAGAATAAGGTTCAAGAACACGGTGGTGGAATCCAAGGTGTTATCGGAACTTATATGGAAGGATATAAGGCTCTATGGAGTGCAGGATTTACCGCTATTGATAATCTTACAGGTGGAACGTTATCCAATATCGTGAACACGGTACAGACAAAGATGACGGACATTAAAGCAAGGATTGATGAAAATGGCGGTGGCATTAAGGGTGTATTTAACACCTATATGGAAGCCTATAAGTCATTATGGAGTATGGGATTCAACGCTATCGACTCCGCAACCGGAGGCGCACTATCAAGAGTGGTTGGAACTGTTGGCGCAAGACTTGGAGAGATAAGGGCTACATTCACTAATCTTGCAAGTGAGGCTTTAAGTTGGGGATCTGATATGATTAACAACTTTGCAAGCGGAATCACAAGCCACTTGCAATCTTTAGCAGCTACGGTATCAAGTATGGCATCTACAATCCGCTCATATTTGCATTTCTCGGAACCGGACAAAGGACCATTGGCAGACTTCCATACCTATGCACCGGATATGATGAAACTCTTTGCATCTGGCATTGAGAATAATCTCGGACTCGTAGAGAGTGCGGTTGATAATGTGGCTGCATCCGTTGGAAGGACAATGGAGCAGAACACCTATACATCCAATGTGGGTGGTGTAAATATCGTAGTAAATGCGAGAGACGGACAATCCGCGGAAGAAATAGCGGAAATTGTTCAGATGAAGATTAACAGGGATGTAATGTTAAGCGCGAGGGCAATGGCATGATGTTTTTTACATTTAACGGAGAAAACTCCGCAGAATATGGAGTTTATATCTCCGGAGAGGCAACGTATGACACTCCGGATAGGATAGTTGAGACAGTTCAAGTCGCAGGCCGAAACGGAGAGCTTATCGTTGATGATGCAAACTATTCAAATATCAAGATAAAGTATCCTTGCTTTATCCGTGAAGATTTGGCGGAGCAATTAGGTGCATTTAGTGCAATGCTCGCCTGTCAGAGAGGATATGGAAGGTTAGAGGATACTTATCATCCAGAGTATTTCAGAAAAGGACACTATGAAAGGGGCTTGTCAATAGAGACAAGTCCTTTGAATCGTTCCGGCTCCTTTGATGTGGTTTTTAATTGTATGCCACAGAAATTCCTTAAAGAAGGCGAAAAGAAAATCGAATATTCGGCAAACGGATACATTATGAATCCAACCAAGTTCGAGAGCAAGCCTTTGTTAAGGGTATATGGAACAGGCACATTGGTTGTCCAAGGCCAGAGCATAGTAATTAACTCTGCAAGCGGATACACAGACATTGATTGCGAAATAATGGAAGCCTATAAGGGTACTGTTAATTGCAATGCAAACGTAACTCTCCCGGATAATATTTTCTTATTCGAGGGAAAGAATCAGATAACTTTAAACGGAGTGACAAAGGTTGAAATCACTCCAAGATGGTGGACTATATGATTCCTATTTTATACGAAGGCACAGAAACAAGTTTCACATCAAATGGCATTGGGCGGTTGTCTGATGCCATTTCATGTACTGTTACAGAGAATCGGAATGGTGCTTATGAACTTGAGATGGAATATCCCATTGATGGTGTGCATTTCTCGGATATTAGCCTTGGAAAGTATATCTTTGCAAAACCTGCAAAGTATTCCAACAAGCAGGCATTCGAGATTTATCAGATCACGAGACCGATAAATGGTGTATGTACGATTTACGCATACCATATATCTTATCGATTGAGTAAGATTCCGGTTATGCCATTTAGTACAAATTCCGTTACCGCGGCCTTGAGTGGCTTGGTAACGAATGCAGCCGAAACAAATCCGTTTACGTTCACAACGACAAAGACAACAGTTGCAAACTATAACCAAACAGAACCGAGAGATGCAAGGTCCTGTCTTGGTGGTGTGCAGGGTTCTATCCTTGATGTTTTCGGTGGTGGAGATTATGAGTTTGATATGTTCAATGTTAAGCTCTGGCAGAACCGAGGACAGGATAGAGGATTCCAGATTCGATATGGAAAGAATTTAACCGATATTAAGCAGGAAGAAAGCATTGAGGATACCATAACAGGTATCGTTCCATTCTATAAGAATGAATCAACAACAATCACTCTTCCGGAGAAGGTAATTTCAACCGCATCTGCGAGCAACTTCCCTTATCCGAGAACCATTCCTGTTGATTTATCATCCGAGTTCCAAGATAGTGTTCCGACAGTAACACAGTTGAGAAACGCAGGTAATGCCTATATTGCCTCACATTCTATCGGAGTTCCAAAAGTATCTCTGGATGTTTCTTTTGTCAATTTGGCAGATATGGTTGGCTATGAGGATATAGCTATCCTTGAAGATGTCAGATTGTGCGATACAGTAACAGTTATCTTTGAAAAATTGGGAGTAAGCGCATCCGCAAAGGTTGTTTCTACCGAATGGGATGTGTTAAAGGATAAATTCAATAAGGTCGGCTTGGGTTCTACATCCAACTCCTTGGCGAATAAAATCGCAAATATTGAAAAGGTTCAGACAGAATCCTCTTCATTCTTGGAAGATGCAATCCAAAGAGCAACCAACCTTATCACAGGGGAATCCGGTGGCTATGTGGTTATTCATAATAATTCAGAGGGTAAGCCGTATGAGATTTTGATTATGGATAACGAGGATATAGATCAGGCGGTTCACGTTTGGAGATGGAATCAAGCAGGATGGGGCTATTCTTCCACAGGCTACAACGGAACATATTCCTTGGCAGCTACGATAGATGGCGGAATCGTTGCAGACTTTATTAAAGCAGGAACAATCACAGGTATTGCCTACAATAATGGAAACGGAACTTTTGAGGTAGATTCTAGCGGAAATTTAACCGCATCATCAGCCAATATAACGGGACAGGTAAAGGCCAGAACAGGCTACATCGGAACGGATGCGGCAGGCTTTTCCATTGATTCCAACAATATCCACAAGGGCAAGGCAGCTCTTACAGATGCAAATGATGGAGTTTATGTTGGTGCTGATGGTATCGCACTTGGAGCAAACTCTGCTTTTAAGGTTACACCGGATGGAAGTTTTGTTGCAAACAACGCGACCATAAAAGGAAAAATCAATAAGGTTGATACCGAGGACGGAGTTGTTATCGATGGAAATGTGATGGAGTTCTCCAAAGATGTGTGCGCTATTAGAAACAACTATCAATGGGCCGGATATGGAATGGATACCACCATTGCGCAAACTAACGTAACCGTTCAACAAGATGGTAGTTATACATACAGAACGCAATTACTAGAGGGGCTTATTGATTACGATTGGGAGCAATTATCTATGAATATGTGGCAACCAATCTTGAAGATTACACCGCCGCCTGGACCAAACACAGGTGGACTTGAGTTCAATAACGCAAACCTTATCTACTTTGATGACAACAACGGAAGAGGACAACCTGTCCATGGAATAGATGGAAGCCATACATTTGGAATAGGAATTGAAAATGGTTTACCTGTTTTGTGGGTTGATGGTACAAGACTAGGGCAAATTGTAATTCAGTAAAGGAGAAAATAATGGTATATTCATTGGATTTAGACATCACTTCGGGCGGAGTGCCACAGATTGTAAAATTAAGCCAATACGACAAAACAATCCCAGAGATTCAAGCCGTTCTGTGGAATGGTCCTAGTGGCTATACAATTCCAACAGGCGCGACAGTATGGGTTGCAGGTACAAAACCTGACAAAACAGGATTTGAGTATCAATGCACCTATTCTGGATCAACAGTAACGATTGACATTACAGAGCAGATGACCGCGGTTGCAGGCCGAGTTCCAGTTGAGGTTATTGTTGAGACCGCAACAGGCAGAAAGGGTTCTGCAAACTTCTTCTTGGATGTTGAGCCTACGGCTTTGGCAGACGATACAATAATCTCCGACACAGACATTCCGATTATCCAACAGATTCCCGAAATCTTGGCAGATTGTGAGGACTACGCGAATTTAGCTCATAAGTGGGCTACTTATGGAAATGACTCCGAGACTCCATCAAGCACCAACAATGCTTTGTATTGGGCGCAGAAATCGCAGGAATATGCCGTTGGTGCTTTGCATTGGAAAAATTCTATTCCGTTTGCCAATATCCCAACAACAGGAATGACGGTCGGGGATATGTATAATATTACGGATGCCTTTACAACCGATGCACGATTTGACGAAGGCGCAGGAGTTAAGTGTTCCGCAGGTACAAACATTGTATGGGATGCAAATAGCAAGTGGGATATTTTGATTTCATCCACGAATGCTGCGGACATCAACTTTGACAACACCGGTACAGGAATGACCGCAACCAATGTTCAGAATGCTATTACCGAGATAAACACGAGTTTGTCCGATAAACAACCAAAAACGATGTCTCAAACAATCGCAGGAGAGACAACTGTTGAGGGATGTTTATCAACGTTAAATAGTAATTTATCGAATATAACTGTAATTTATGACCAAAAAGAGTTGACAATAACAGTGCCTGCTAATAGTGGACTATGGATGGAAACTGACGTACATAAGTCAGGCAAAACCGCTGTTGGAGTCGTTGGTATGCGATTAGCTAACTTTGGGAATATGTATATTCAAGATTTTTATGTTTATAGAAACAGTAATACTAATAGGGATATGGTTAGAGTATATATTTACAACCCATCTGCATCTGCTCAAAGTCCTACAGCATTTAATTCATATATCTTATACATGAGTTAAATTACTATTTAACTATATTAAAAAAATAGGTAAAGTTTAATATAGGTAGGCTCTCCTCAATTAGTTTCACAGGTTAATCTTGAAAATGAATAATACCCTGTGATTCTGCACAAAAATCGTTTTGTTGAATCGTGTAGTTCGTCAATGGATTTCATTATAAAAGCCGAGTATCATTTCATTCGAAAAAAATGTGAAAGGAGCATATAATGGAAAAAAATAAAATTGTAGGTGCTGCATTGATTAACAAATGGCTGCAGACCAAGGATTGTATTTCTTATTCAGACTTTGCAAAGGAAGTTGGATTAAGCACAAGGAAGGTCTCGGATTACTTGGAAGATGTTTCTTTCTTCTGCGTGGAAAGAGGTCTACCACCAATATCCGCGATTGTGATAAACAAAGAGACCGGGATGTGTGGAAATGGATTCTTCAAAACCTATTATCCACACGCAAAGCAAAAAGATTATATGAAGATTTTCTTTCACGACATCGAAAGAATCCAACGGCTTGATTGTTGGAATTTTGTTCGTGATGAATATGTAAGATGTTAAAGCATGAGAGCCGAGAAATCGGCTCTTTTGTATTACAAAAAGCAAAGAAAGGAGACCAAATGAGTGAAGCAATCGTAGTAGCCGGAATATCACTTGCCGGCACACTCTGCGGAACTTGGGGCGGTATTATGACCGCAAACCGATTAACCGCATACCGTATCGAACAGTTGGAAAAGAAAGTAGATAAGCACAACTGTGTTATTGAGAGAGTGTTTAAGCTTGAGGAACATGATGCGGTGCAGGATGAACGAATTTCCTATATTGAGAAAGAACAGGAAAGAGAAAGGGGTTAATTATGAACAACAAAACTTATGACACTTTAAAATGGATTGCACAGATTTTACTTCCTGCGGTGGGTACATTGTACTTTGCCTTGGCTAGTATCTGGGGATTGCCTTATGCGGAGCAGATTGTTGGAACAATTACCGCAATCGATGCCTTCTTGGGTGCTTTGCTTGGCATCTCTTCGATGAAGTATAAGGGGGTAGAATAATGATTATTATCGGTTCAGCTCGTAGTGACGAGAAAGGAAAACTCTCCGGGGGAAAAGCCGGAGATCAGAACGGAAAAGAAGTATCCACACAGGAATTTTATATGCACTCGAAAGGGTGGGTGGGATTAAAGGCAAAGGATTCCGCTTTAGCCGAGAAATTGGCAAAGGGAATGAAGATTGCTTGTGACAATCCCAACATTGGTTACGACCAGAACGAAAGACTTGGTGTAGTCCGTAAGGGAATCGAGACTACGGAAAAGACAGAATGTGATTGTTCGTCTTTGGTTCGTGCGGTTTTACAGTATGCAGGGGTTAAGGTAACAAACTTTACCACCGCAACAGAGAAAGCCGTTATCTCCGCAACAGGACTTTTTGATGAGGTCAAGGTAAATTCGGCTGCGGATGTTTCAAATGGTATGATATTGATTACCAAAACCAAGGGCCATACCGCCATTGTTGTATCCGGAGCAGAGGAGAAGAAATCTTCCAATCCTTATCCGGTTCCTTATATCACTTTGGTAAAAGGATCAAAAGGGGATTATGTTCGTTGGTTACAGTACGAGCTTAACAACCTTGGATATAATACAGGTGGTATTGATGGCGATTATGGTTCAAAGACCTACAATGCGGTTAAATCATACCAGAAAGCAAAAGGACTTGTTGTCGATGGCATAGCAGGACCGAAAACAATTAAGGCATTAAAGGGATTCTGATAGGTTTTCGGAATCCCTTTTTGCAATACCTCTCCAAAGGGCGGATACTTTATGTGTCCGCTCTTATTTTATTTATAGGAAGGTATTTTTAAGAATTGTTCGCACTCCTATAACAGGGATGAAACCTTGTAACGGTATTGCGGCAAATTTTAACTTTTTTCTGCAAAAACAGGGAAAATATTCTAAAATCTCCACTTTATTTTTAAATCGTGACCGGGAAGAAGAGTAATGGATTCAATTAACGAACCAATAAAGGCTCTTTGTGTTTCAAGGTCTGCATTTCTGATAGAGCCTAGTTTGGATTTTTGATTCTTAAACTCTGTGGCGGTCATTTTATGGCTTTTATTCTTTAGGGTGGTAATTTCCTCGCACAGAGTCTCTTTTTTCTGATTTAGGGCATTTAAACGTGTCACAAGGGTATCCTGTGGGATTCCGTCAATCAGATATAAATCCATTAACTTCTCAATCTGTTTTTCTACTGTTTTGAGTTCCTTTTCCTTTGGCTTGATTAAGTCCGGCTCCTCGGTCTTTATGTCCTCGTATTCCAATTCTTCCAAAACATTCCAGATTTCTTCTTCAAGGTCGGCTTTTCTCCAAATCTTATTGGTGCATCGTTTCGCCTTTGCCATTGTCTTATGGCTCATTCTGGAATAACATTCATAATATTCGTATGCCTTACCTCTTTGCATATTTTTGTGATAGCAGGCGCGAGAACCACAGGAGCAATATAAGAATCCTGTTAAAAGGTGTCTCTGCTTTAAAGATGGGTAGTTCCGCTCAATATCCCTTTGTTTGATTATCTGTTGCACTCGGTCAAACTGTTCCTCGGAGATAATGGCCTCGTGATTCCCCGGATATATTTCTCCTGCGTAATTTATGCAGCCTTTGTATGTGGCATTGGATAGGATTACTCTGATTCTGTGTGGATTAGACAATTTAAAGCCCATTTCTGCCATTTTTTCGTATATATGGCTATAAGAGTACCCTTCCTCGAATAAATTGTAAATTTGGACGATATAAGGGGCTTTGGTGGTATCTATTTCAAGTCGGTTTGTTCCTTTTCGGTAAATATACCCATTAGGAACACCAGAACCGCCTCGCCATCTTCCTTTGTTGGCAGATGCGATTCTTCCCATCATCATTCGCTCGTTTATCTGCTGCCTTTCCAATTCCGCAAAAGCACCCATCATAGAAAGCATTAACTTTCCCACAGGGGTAGAAGTATCAAAGTTCTCCGTGATGGAGTTGAAATCCACGTTGTTTGCCTTGAATATATCTTCGATAAGGTAAAGGATGTCTCTTTGGTTTCTGCTCAATCTGTCGAGCTTATACACCAAAACCATGTCATAATTTGTCACGGATGCAATTAACTTTTGAAGGGCAGGGCGGTCCATATTACTTCCAGAGTGTCCGGGATCAACGAAGAAGTCATAATTATCCCATCCGCGAGATTCACAGTATGCTTGGAGTCTCTTCTTTTGTTCCGGCACGGAATTTCCCTTTTCCACTTGAACCAATGTACTTACGCGGACATATAATGCGATTCTCATAATTCATTTCTCCAATGGATAAAAAGTGTTGCCTTTGGTTTTTCCAAGCAATCGTATTCCGTCCAATTCTTTTCATCCTCGTCATCTTCTTCTGGATCATAATCTTCATTTCTGACAATCTTTGCGTATGGTCCGTAGAAAGCCTCTATTGAAAACCAAGAGTTTGGATGTGGCTGCACATCTTTAACAGTTCCGAATTTTTCTCCGTCCACAATGACATCATTGCCTTGGAGTTCAATTTTTGCCTCTTCAAAGGAATAGATGTTTTTGTAAATCTTTTCTCCGCGGTCGTAGTAGTATTTCAAATCTGCAGAAAGTTCTTCTTCTCCGACTTTGTACTTATTAAGAATATCTTTGCTCACATACGAAATTCTAACCTCATCCACCTGTGGGCGAGAGGTTTCTTTAAATGGCTTGATTGCATCCTCAATCTGTTCCGGGGTTATTTTATCTTCCTGTGGCTTACGGATTCCATACCAAATAGATAATGCTCCAAGTCCGATTCCGATAATTGCTATCGGTGTTACAGACAATAATATGATGCTTGATACAATAATAACGATTCCCGATATTAAATACTTCATATCTTATCCCTCTTTAAAAATTGTTGATAATCCAAAATCCGTCTTACCATTTCTTTTGTCTCATCGTCCGCCCTTCGGTATGACTCAATAACAAACTCCAAATCATCATCTTCGACAACGAAATCCACATCTTTCCATCCCATAAGATAAGCAGGTGTGCAATTTAAAGCCTCTGCAAACTTCTTAACGCGGTTTGCTCCAATATCATCTCCAGATGTTTCTGCTCGGCTTATGGCAGAGCGGTTGTTGTATCCCATTTTTATTGCGAGTTGCATTTGACTTAAACCAAGAGTTTCTCTCCTTTGTTTTATTCTATCTCCAACTGTTTCCATTGTTAAAAACTCCTTTCCGTACTCATTATATAACGTGCGTTAAAAAAAAGTAACATTTTATAAAAATAAGTGTTTACAAAAATGTAACCTTGTGATAATGTATGTCTTGGGGTTACAAAAGTGTAACCAAAAACCACAACAGAAAGGAGAGTAGAGATGACAGACACACAATATCTTGATGATGTGATAAAAAACTCCGGCTTGAGAATGAATTGGCTTGCGGAACAGTTGGGAATCACACCAAAGACTTTCATTGATAAAAGGATGAACCGTTCCGAGTTCACGGCATCCGAAATCAAGAAACTTTGTGACATCTTAAACATTAAAGAAAAAGACCGCAGCCGAATTTTTTTTAATTAAGAGGTTACAAAAGTGTAACGGAGGGTGGGACACAAAAAATGAAACATGAAATAATTGCAATCCTTCGGGATTCTGGATTTGAAGGAGACAAACTTTACACCGGAAGGGCATTGGTTGACATCGACTACAACATCCTTTTGGAGATGCACGGAGATAAAACCGCATCAATGCCACCGACACATTCTTGCAGATCGGAATGGTTGAAGTGTCCGGCAATCCCAGAAGAAGAGGAAAACGTAATCGCAAAGATTAGAAGGGAGCATCCTTGAACATCATACATGAAAGAGCTGATGGCACAATCGTAAGTTCAATGGCAGGGGTTAAGGCTCCGGTCAAAGCCTCAATGATTTTAAAGAGTACGGAGACATTTGCGGAAGTGCTACGAAAGGAGATGAGAAAAGTTGAAAAAGATTCTAATGATAATTCCGTTTCTTCTGCTTGTTAGCCTTCCGGTAAAGGCAGGCTCAAACGATACTTGGATTCCACAAAGCCAAATTGATTTATGCGAATCCTTGGGAGCGGAATATGGTATCTGCCCGGAATTGCTTGAGGCACTTATCGAAAGGGAATCAAGCGGAAAAATGGAAGCCACTAATGGAAGCTGCTATGGTATCTGCCAAATCAATGGTGCGGTGTGGGGATATGAATACGACACCGAGGAGAAGCAAATCCGTAAGGCTTGTGAAATGTTGCTTGGTTACGAATGCGAAGTAGACGAAGCCTTGGCGAGGTATCAAGGACAACGGAATCCAAAATACGAAGGTTACGTTGAAAAAGTATTAACACGGTCACATGAACTTGAAGTGATCCACGGAAAGTAAGAAGGGAGAAATTTATGAGCTTATTCAAATCAGAAGATAAAGTATCCATCCCAAGGGATGAATACATTAAGCAGCAAATCGAATTGGAAAATATGAAATACAGATTGTTTATGGCACAGGATTACATAGTAAGCCACAAAATAATTAACCGTGAAACCGTGGGTACTATGCTTGGTATTCCGGCAAATATGTTAAATGGGGAGATTTAAGATGGGGAAATTTAGATTTTTAAATGCGGACGAAATCGAATGTCGCGTTGCACAGGTATCAAAAAATGGTTCTCTTATGCTCCTTTTGTATAAGGATGCAAGAGTAGACCAAAGAATCCTTGATGAAACACTTGGAATCTTTGGATGGCAAAGGGAACATCAAATCATTGGAAATAATCTTTATTGCACAGTATCGGTAAGAAATCCGGAAACAGGCGAATGGATCAGAAAACAGGATGTCGGAGTTGAATCTTACACAGAAAAGGAAAAAGGACAGGCATCCGATTCCTTCAAACGTGCCTGTTTTAATCTTGGAATCGGTCGTGAGTTATATACCGCTCCTACCATTTGGGTAAATAAGGGCAATTATAACGAATCTACGAACCGAGAAGGTAAAACAACTACATTTGACAGATTCGCGGTCAAATCCATCGGATATGCCGAGAATGGCAATATCACACAGTTGGAAATCGTAAACACAAACTTAAATAAGACAGTCTTTACATTTGGAACGATGGAAGAAAAACCATTATCGAAGAAAGATTTAACCATCTTGATAAATACATGGGTTTCTGCAGGTGGAACGGAAGAAAATCTTTTATCATTCTGCAAAGTCCAGAATAAGTCGGAGATTACACCTTCGATGCGAGATAAATGTATTAAGGCTTTAAGGGATAAAGAAGATGGAAAGTAAATGTCAGATAGTCTCAATTCTATCAGATAGCCTTGTAATCCAATTAAAGGGTGCAAATCGGCACGAATTGGAAACTTTGGTAAAAGACACCGACTACCGATTAAAACTCGTTAAATGGACGGAGAAGAGGTCTTTGGATGCCAACTCCTACTCGTGGGTTTTGATGTCAAAGATTGCAGATGCGGTTGGCAGCTCAAAAGAGGAAATCTATGAGAATATGCTTCGCTCCTATGGAACGATTGATGATGAACTACCGCCAATAGTAGTCCATTCGAGTGCGGACATATCAAAATTCCAAGATCATTACCTTTGGTTTGATTCAAGGGAAATAAATGGCAAGAAGTTTGATTGCTATTTGAGAATCAAAGGAAGTTCAGAGATGACCTCTTCGGAGTTTAGTCACTTCTTGGATGGAATTATATTCGAGGCCAAGAATCTTGGAATTGAGGTTATGACACCCGACCAGATAGCAGAACTAAAAGCGAGGTGGAATGATGAAATCAATCTTACAAAGTGAAAAAGAGTGCTACATTTGCCATACATTGTACGACATCGAAGAACACCACGTTTTTATGGGTTCTGCCAATAGAAGGCAATCCGAGAAATACGGATTGAAGGTTTGGCTCTGTGCCGAACACCACCGAGGAAATTCCGGAGTGCATTTCAATAAAGCTCTGGATACCGAATTAAAGCAAATGGCTCAAGCCGAATTTGAAAAAACATACACAAGGGAAGAATTTATCCGAGAATTTGGCAAGAGTTATTTATAAAAGGTTGAAACACCTGTCAACAGACAAAAGAAACTTTGCTTTTGAGAGATATTTA